CTCCATGTTATTTCATAAGGATTTCCAAGATATGTGATATTTCCAGTAGTAGAACGATGATGAAAATGACCAGAAAATACTCTTTGGAATGCCTTAAACATCGTTGAGGGATATCCATCCATACTAAAAGAACCCTTGTTCATTTCTATGCCTTCTAAATGTAGATGACCAAATGCTGCTTTAGTTCTTGTCTTTTCAATTAGTTCTTTTGTTGCATCTTCATTATCTGCACACATCCAAGGCACAAACAATACCTTATGTTCTTTTGTCAGAGACACTTCACAAGGATCTGAATAAACCGAAACATTGTTCATTCCTCTTGTCAGTTCTTCCATCGAATTTACTTTGAGAGTGTTCTTATAATAAATGTCGTGGTTGCCAACAATGAGTTTAGTGTTTACACCCATTTCTTCTAAAGGATGAAACAATATTTCTTTCATCGAATTGAGCGTCTTGAAGTTGATAAATTTCCGTCTATCAACCACATCACCCAAATGTATTACATCGGTGATATCTCTCTCTTTCAGAGTAGGGAAGAATATATTTTCATAGAACTTACGAAAGAAATCTAGGAATAGGAGACTATCATTTCTAGCACCGAAATGTGTGTCTGTCAGCAAAGCTATCTTCATGCACAAGCTCTCATAAAAGAAGTAAGGGGAGATAATTCCAAAATTGCATCATCTTTTTTCTTCGACACCACTTTAGGTTTCTTTTTCGCTCTTTTCTTTTCCTCAAACTGATAAATGAAATCATAGATATTAGCCTGTTTATCAACTGTCATCAAGGTTGCTCCTGCGGCTATACCACTCTGTTCACCAACAGTCATATTTTCCATATCTGAATTGTCTTCGATGGAATTATGAGCATCCATTTGTTTGTATTTTATATAAAGTTGTTTCTTTTCTTTTTCGATTCTTCTTAGGAAGGCGTAATATATTATCTGTGTGAAATAAGCAAATGGATTTTTGGATTTCTCAGGATTGAAATTACTTGCGTACATCACACAATTTTCTATTCCATCACTTACCATTTCTTCACGAAATGCATAGTTTATAAAATTGGGTCTATGAGATAATCTTTCTGCTATTTTGAGGAAACATTCACCTGCGTAATCTGGTAGTTGAGGTTTACGTTCATCTCCGTCATCGACTGACTTGAGATATTCACCTCTATATTCTCCCATGACTATTAAAAACTTTTCATTGTCTACATAATGTTGTTTTGTTCGTGGTCTAGCCATATGAATCCTTTAGTGGTAATTGTTAATAATATACTATTATAACAAGTTATATCGATAAAGTCAAGTGTTATTTTTTTGTTATTCTGTTAAAAAAGACTTGACTAATTTCTCCGTATCTGGTATATTAACTCTGGTGGGTTTGAGATGAAGGTAGTACTGAATTACTAATTGACTAACATACTTGTAACCTCAAATGAATCCATATCTCTGTTTTCTTGTTCATCTAGTATTTCATCATATATCTTTGACATCTTTTTGGACAGGCTGGTCATTGTCACCACATACTTCGTAGATACAGGAATTATTTCATCATCTGTGTAAGGTATCCATTTTGTAAAACGAACTCCTTCTTCGTCTTTTTCAAACACATGAGTTATTTGCACTGGGTGTTTCAGATTAAAAAACCCATCGGTTGGTTTCAAATACACAGCCAGAATTTCTTCTCCTGTTGAAAGTTTGATATATTTTCTTGATGCCATATTATCCTTTGAGTGATATTACATAGATTTTATAAGGAAATTGTTCAGAACTATAAATCTTTATTCTTTCTGAAAAATGGTTTAGTGTATAATTTTTCCTATCATTGTGAGTTAGATCGTCTGAAATATCATAAAGTCTCGCTGAATCTTTAGTCTCTGACTTCCTCAACCCTCTACCTATTGACTGTAAATTTCTAATACGACTCTTAGAAGGAGAAGCGAAAACAATGTTATGAATGTTCCGAATATTGATGCCGGTACTGTATACACCATAACTTGCACAGATAATAGCATCTTTTTCTTTTTCGACAAGTTCTCTGACTTTTTCTCTTGAATCTGCATCTGTTCCTCCATAAACAAAAAAGATTTTCCTAGAAGAATCAACAATTTCTTCTAGTATTGAATGTAGAATGTTACCGTGTTTCTCTATCAATTGAAATAGAACTAATGTGTTTCCGCTCAGACTATTTACAAGATTACAAATATACTTGTTTCGTTCTGAATGACCCACTATGAAATCTATCTCTTCTTGATAGTTCATTTTTGATACAATGGCACGTTCCTTTTTATTATATTTTAAAATAAGACAATTTATATCAATCGATGATATAGTCTTGTTCTTGATAAGTTCTTTTGTAGTGGTTATTTTCTTTATTGTACCGAATAACCCCTCTAATATTAATTTATGTACCTCTACTCCGTCTAGTGTTCCAGTAGTTCCAATTCGATAAGGAGTATTTTCTAGATTCTTTAATATCTTAGTAAGAGAACGAGCTTTGTAAAGATGTGCTTCATCTCCTATCACCAAACTAAAATCGCTGAAGAAATCTTTTTCCAGTTCATAAAGTGACTGCCACGTTGAAACAATAATTGGTTTGTCTGTCTGTTTTTCTTGACCACCATAAATCTTGTGGACGAAATTTTCGACCTCAAACGTATTGTCAGCCTTTGCATAGGCCTCAAAATCAGAATACATTTGACTCACCAGAGAAAGTGTTGGAACAATAACCAAAGCTTTTTCAGGTAAGTAGTATCGTATCAGATAGTAAATTATAAGAGATTTTCCCGATGCAGTTGGTGATAATAACACACACCTTTTTTTATCAATTGAGTGTCTGACTGCAAGACTTTGATAATCTCTTAGTTTATATTCACAAGGAAATGATGTAAGAAATTTAAAATAATCGTCATTGGAGATTGGTTCAAGAATCTCTCCTGTATTATCTATAAGTTCATATTCTCTGTCATCAGCAAATCTACTTATTTCTGGTTTGAGACCAGCATAAATTCGATTGCTATCCATATTGAAAAGGTAAACATATCCATCCCATTTTTTTCTTCTGAACATGGGCATGAATTGATAACCATTTGGTCTGAATCGAAAATAGTGATTCAATTCCATTTTCACATGAGGCTCACAAATAAGTCTAACGAATACCTCAGTATCCTTTTCCATCAATATCTGAGTGGTCATCCAAGACCTGCAACAAATTTTCTCCAATTAATTGCATTATTAATATGAAAACTTCTATTCTCAATCATAGAAAGAACAGATTTCAGATACTCGACTTTACTTTTCTGTTCGTTCATAATCTTTTCAGCCTTCTGTAAGACCTCATCTGCTCCGACATAGTGGCGTTCTAACTCTGTCTTCGATACTCTAATATTATGGTCTGGAGCCTTTCCGTTTTTAGAAATGACAACTTCCCATCGTTGTTGAAAAAGGACTTTCCAATGAGTTTCAAGATCACTCATTTTTCGTTTCTCTTTAGAATAGATGTCTAGATATTTTTGGTGTACATTGGGTATGTTTAGAGACTCATTATCCAAGTCTTTGTCATCAATGTGAGCATCTTCTTCCCACATCAACATAATTTTTTCAAGTTCCATAATTTTAGTTATTCAATAAGTTTTTTATCTCATAGTTAGTGTAACGAAATGTTGCTGTAGCAGTAAAATATTCAACGTCAGTAGCAGCACTACTGAAATCTAAGGAAGATATTGATATAGGGAATGCTTCGTAGAAATGAAATTCCATTTGTGGATTCATTGCACTTGTCAAAATAGATAAAACGATAGTGGATACTGTTCCACCTCTAGGGGTTAAATCTGACTTTCCTTGAAGTAATCTATATTTTTCGTGACCTTCAGCCAAACCTAACGCAATACATCTATCATAAATTTCAATCCAATTTTTAAGATGTTCATCGACTATGAAGGTCACTGACAATTCCTCAAAGGAAACGTTACCTCCAGCGTATGGTATATTTGCAAATGGTGTGACCAGATCAATTGCTTCGATAGAAACGCCTGGCACATTTACTGATTGACAAAACCAAGTAAGATGTGGTGCATCCTCCATCGATAATCGAAAGCTGATGTTGGAAAGATAATTTAAATTGTCTGGTACTTTATTTGATGCTGACATAGATTCCTTTTCTTATTATATTACTATTTATGTAACATTTTTTCAAACTCAGGATATCCGATATCTTTACCAACAAACACAAAGCTGCAATTTGGAAACTCTTCTTCTATTTTTCTATGTTGACCAATCCAATCTCGACTCTCTGAATCGGAAACATTCGTAGAAGAACTGAGATAAACACCAGAACTAGTTTGACTGTGGAAATAGTCATATCCCACACAATAAAATGTTTCGTTTGGATTTTCCAGACAAGCTATTCTTAGAGCAACTGTTTCAGTAATCCAATCATCATATTCATTTCCCCACCAATCAATGTTTTTTGTCAAATCGTTAGAATCTATCCAGAGAAAATACATCACTCCTTCATGGGCAAATTGTATAAAATTTTCTGTAGTTGGTTCGTTCTCTGCAATTTTCATTCTCTTATCCGTAGATTGTTTCATCATATCATAATGAAAACTTGGAATGAGAGTAAAATTCCTAAAATGACAAACGTGTTTTTTGGTGTATCCATTAGTGACAAGTTCGACAAGAATTTGGATATTTTCACTAATTAAATTGTCAGGAATGAATCTTTTGTGAATGTAATCACAACCGTATGTAGTATGATTTTTGAAGAGGTTTACATCAGAAATGGTTTTAGAATAACCATTACCTATCACTATCAACATTTTATTCTCACAAGAAAATGACTACAAACAAAAAAAGGGAGCAGATTTCTCTACTCCCTTTTGAAATCCTACTATATGTAGGGAACGAATTACATCAAGTTTGAAATTGAAGCTTTTCTGTAATAAACGTTCAAGTGAGGATTCGATGTCAAGTCACCAGTAATACGACCAGTTGAAGTAGCCGCATTTTCAGCAAATGGATTAGCAACTAAACCATAACGTGTCTTGAAAGCGATTTGTGGTTGAAAACTAGATGAATCAACTGCACGAACCATCTGAAGAGGAACGTAAGGACAGTAGAATACACCAGCATCCATAGGTGAATCACCCTTGTAACCAACACAATAAAATTCTTGTGCGTGAGCATCGGCATAAGGATCAACATAAACTTTATATCGACCATTAAGAACACCAGCAAACGTAGAAGAAGATGTGTCTGAATTAATGTCAGTACTCATTGCTGGAGCATAATCCAACATTCCTGCCATTTGAAGTGCGGAAGCAACATCTGAAGAGGTCATAAGGATATTTCCTTTTCCTCGACGTGTGTCTTTTCCAATCTGGTTAGCATCTTTTTCAATCTGCATCATCAGACCTTTGAATTTTTCAACCATCCAACGACCATTAGAATCGGTGTCAAGGTCAAAAATTCCAGCAGTTGTAGTTCCAATTTGAGCACCAACAGCAGCGTTGATGTAAATCTTCCGAATTACTTCTCGGTTGATCTCAACTAGAATTTCACTAGATAGGATGTTAGCAAGTTCTGCTTCTGCATCCAATCCATGAACAGCACGTAAATCCTGTGCTAATTCCATAGAATACGAACCTTTGAGGGCACGTGTTCCTGCAGCGATGGAAATCTTCTCTATTGAGAAGGACATTTCACCAGCAATATCACCTTCACCACCGTCTGTTTCCAGAGCACTTGAAGCAGCAAATTCTGTTCCTGTTTGACCAGTTCCGTCAGCGGCCGTGATCAAAAGACCAGGCGTCTTGACTGTATCACCAGTATTAGCTGTTCCAGATTCACTTGCAACTGTATCAGCATTAACACCAGGCATTTCAGCACCGGCCATTGTATTAACACGACTTTTGAGTGCGAAAATAAGACCTGTTGGTCCAGACATTGGTTGTACACCACAAACGTCATATGCAACTAACTGAGGCATAGCACGTCGAACCATTGAGATCAAAACTGGATCTGCAAAGTTGAACGCTGTTGTTTGTACTGGGTTTCCAGCAACACCACCCAAAGATGGGTTAGTGGATGTCAAAGCGTTGATTGTTGTTGGTGTTGCTTCCGACAATAAACCAGATTGACCTTGCATTGCTTGATCTTGAACGTATTGGTGTTCTGTGTTCTCAAGACACATAGCTGTAACGGCACGTTTGTGACTATCCGTGATCTTAGGAAGATCTGGATGATCCAAAACTGGAGCCCACTTTTCAGATAAATTTTGTTCTAGTTTCATATTATTTAACTCCTATAATATGGATTAAAAAAATTGTAATATTTAATTACCGAGCAATAGCTTTACTATATGCTTCCATGATGTTGTTCATCTTAACAGGAGTTTCCTCTTGTTCTTCTGAACTAACACTGTCTTCACTAATAACTTCATCCTTTTTAACTTGACTAGGAAAATAACTTTCCTTAATCTGTTTTACTTTACTTTCAAAATCTTCGACATCGCCTTCTTCCATTGAAACACCTTCTGTAAGTTCTTTCAATTTTTCGGATTGTGTATCAGCAAGGTCATTGCTAATTTCTTCGACAATCTTATTTTTGCGATATTCGTTAAGTTCGTTTGTAACTTTGACGTTCTCTTCGATTTTGCCATTTAATTTGGTTTCTAATTCCTCAACACGGTCAAATAAGTTTTCAACCATGTCTACTTTTTCTTCTGGAACTTCGATGTAATGTTCTTGGAAAAGACCTTTCAATCCACCAATAAACTCTTCTGTAATTTCACTTCTAAGTGAACTGTCGAGAGAAAGTTCGTTTTCTTTCATCCATTCTTCAACAACATAGTTCAAGTATCCGTCAACTTTTTCTGTCAACTCATCCCTAAAGGAAATGATTTCTTCTTGAAGATTCTTAGAATATTCTTCTTCCAGTTCTTCGGTCTTCTTTGTTACCGTTTCCATAACTTTCTGATAAACAGCGGCTTCAAAAATTGTAGATGCTTTAGACTTAAACTCTTCAGAAAGTTCTTCACCTTGAACAAGTGCTTCGATGTCTTCTTTGACATTAATTTCTGGAAGGTCAGATGGTTTTATCTTCTTTTTCTTTTTACCAATCTTTGGATCTCCTGTTTTTGCATCTGCATCATCTGGCCCCATTGGAGTTGGTCCACCTAAATCTTCTGCTTCAGCAACATCCATTAAAGATTTCCACTTAGCGGTGACTTCTTCTTTTTTCATACCATTAACAGCATCAAAAAGAGCTTTAATCATTCCCGATTTAGTAGAAGGCATTTTGACTTCTTCTATTTTTTCTTCTTGAACTTCTTCTTCTTGAACTTCTTCTTCTGGAGTTTCAACAAGTTCATCCTGTTGTTCTACTTCTTCCAGAACTTCATCTTGGTTTGTAATTTCTTCGTTACTCATTTGAAAACTCCTAAAAATTTATAGTAAATTGGTTCGTGTTAATATTTATAATAATCATAAATTAGACATTAATTTGGTGAATTCTCTCAACTTAATTTCTTCAAGTTGTTTTGAAGGAGCTGCTTCAATAATTTTCTTCGCTCTTTCTATATCTTGTTCCTTTAGTAATCCATTATCCCAAACCCATTCTTTACCTTCCATAATACCTTCAACGAAAGCATTTGGAGCGGATGGATCAGCAACAATGTCTGCAGCGGTTGCAAGATAAAAATCGCTTTGAACGATTTGTGCTTTGTCTTTTGATTCTGATTTCAAAGTTCCCATTCCCCTTGAGGAAACACCCAACTTGCAACCTTCATCAATAAAACTCTTTACTATTTTTCCATTTGGTGTATCGAGTATTTTTGCTCGACCAACAAAGTTAGACCCTTCTTTTACCAAAGAAGTAATCATATGAGAAGCACGATCCAAATTAACAGTAGGACCGTCAGGATGACCTAACTCTCCAAATGCACGTTTTGGTTCAACGTATTCTTTCACATAACGTTTTACTTCTTTTTCTAGAACGCCCAAAGGATATATTCTTCCGTTTTTATTTTTCGTTTCCGATTGCATAAAAATACCTTCGATAAAATACTGCTTAGGTTTATCGGAACTTGCTTCAACTAGTTCATAATCCACGGCTTCTTGTAACTCGCAAATTAATTTCATTTTGACCTACCCTTTGTTATTAAATGCAAAATCTAAGACTTTCATGAATGATTTTGTATCTTTGTTCATGTTGTCTTGTGTTTTTTTCTTATTACTACTATTTAGTGAATCGAATGTCTTCAGAATAGTTTTTGCTGAATCTGCATCAATTGGTACAGATGTTCCAGATTTGAAAGTTATATTCGATTCTTTTTTCTTTTTTACTATACTTCTTAGTTGGTCTATAACATCTTCACCCAAAGGTTTTTTTGACCGTATTACCTCTTCTACTTTTTTCTCGGTTACAGGAAAACCTATTGATTTTCTAAACTCTTTAAACGATTTCATTATATACCAGCTGACGCTACTACTGTGTAAGTACCATTTGTTACATTTGCTAGTATAAATTGGTCAGGATCTTTATTAATTACTGTTACTGACGCCGCAGGTAAAGTAATAGAACCCTGAACCGTTCCGCCCGTTCCTCCTTCAGTTCCATCATTTTCAACTACTGAAATGATTGAAACAGCTGAGCAATAAACTGCAACAGATGTTGCTTTACCCAAACTTAATTCGGTGGCAGTTGTGGCAGTTTTTGCTGCTAATAGTTTCATTGTGTCTCCATTGGTTGTGCTTCTACTTCTGGTTGAATTTCTATTTTATCCTGAAACATACTAGCAGAAACTTCTTGTTTTCTTGTTGCTAAAGAATTCATTACTTTATCTGCTATGATTGAATCAAAAGCATCGTTTACTTTTATTGGTTGTGAATTCATCGCAAAATCTACAATGTCTACAGCTTTAAATTCTTTTTGTGCTGGTTGTTCTGCCATTTTTTATCTCCAAAAAATTATCTATTAATATTTATAAACATTATTTACACTTTAAACATCATCAATGGTCATATCACCATCAAAATCACCCTCTTTTTTCTCTTTTTCTATCTGTACATCTTCGGTTCTTATTTCTTCTTCTGACTGTCTTAGAATGTTCTTTCTAAAATATTCTCTAGAATAATAATTACCGACATATTCTTCCATGTTTCTGGCAAGATCAACTCTCTGAGTCAATGTTTCTTGTTGTTTGAATTCTGTATAGTAATGATCCTTTTCAAACTTATAATGAACTTTGTCTCTTATTTGTGACCATTCTTCAGAAGTTATTATGTTCTTCAGTAACAATTGTTTTTCTAGTATTTCACCGAAAAGCATTGAAAATCTTGTTTGTAATTTACCAATAAACTTACTGAAAAGAAGCTCGTCCCTAGTAATCTCGCTTTCTCTCCCCAAAGAGAAACCAGAGTCAGCCTCTAGTCGAGATACAGGAACGTGCATTGCCTTGTACATTTTCTTTTGAAAGTATTCTACATCCTCTAATTGACCTAGATTTTCTCCGCCTGGAAGAGTAGTAATCTCTGTTCCTCTACCACCTTCTCTACGAGGCAACCAATAATCTTCCAACATTGATTGGTGTCGTCTGTCGTCTTTGACTTCACCAGTAGTTGAATCATAAACCAGTTTATTTTTATATCGTGTCATGATGTCACGAATATATTGTTCTGCTTTTAATTTAGGTAGATTACCAACATCAATATAGAAAATCCTTCGTTCAGGTGCTCGTGAGATACGATAGATGACAATAGCATCTTCTACCATTCGGAGTTGATTGAGTGGTTTGATTGCTTTGTGGAGATAGGATAATACACCAGTTTTTGTAGGATTGAGTAAACCAGAAGTAGAGTATGCGATACTATCACCTGAAATTAGTATACCATCAGAAGTTCTATTTCCCAATCCAGATTCATTATAATTGAACATTGAATTGACACTTACTTCTTTTTTCTTTGGGTCAGCTGTATCTTTTTGATTGATCTGTTTTACTTTTTTGATTTTTGTAGCATCTAGACTACGGAGTTCAACAATTCCAAGATTTGGATTGTTCTCATCAATCATAATATGATAGTATAATTTACCTTCTACATACCATCTACGAAAAATATCGTAACCAAAATTATTAAAATTCAACAAATCCAATACTGTATTGAATTCATTAATTACTTTTTTCTTGATTCCATCAGATAGATTTGTTTTGTCAAGGATAATATCAACAGGATTTCGTGTATCATCTATTACAATTGATTCGTTGATAATATTGTCTATTGCTATTTCGCAATCAGAAGTTTGAGCCATTTCACGATATTTTAGGATCAGTTCAATTTCGGTTTTATACTGACCATCTAAATCTAGAGAGGTTCCGTAAGCACCAGCTCCAGATACCATCATGGAACCATCGTCATTTTCCGGCATAGTAAATGCTGGAACACTTGCGTTTGCTGCTCCTTGATTCTTTCTTTCAATTTTGAAACCGAATATTTCAAAAGCCATAATTTATTCTCCTAATATAATGTTTATTCATCTGTTTCATCTCCACCAAGAACGTCTTTTCGATCCCAATGATCATATGCCCAATTACAAGTATAAGTTTCTATTGCACTAGACTCCCAACTAAGAGGAATGCTAGATATTGAAGTTGGAAACGCACCTCTAAAATAATAGGTTTGTAATGACTTCCCATTTTTACTATACTGAGTTACATTTAAATCTGTTTTGTAATCAGCATTAGTGCCTTCGTTGACTGCAGATGTTCCTACTATATCGATATCTCTAGTATTTAGGTCAGGTTTTGACACTAAATTTATCCATCTTTCAAGATTTTTTCGTATATCAAAATTTTCATCGTTGATAATTGTAGTTTCCCACGCGTCAAAAGTTCTATCGGATGCAACTTTTAGTGCTTTTCCATGATAGAATATGTCGTATGTTGTAAGTGTAGATGCGGGAATAGATGAGGCTGAAATTAGGAATTTATATTTGTCACTACCGACTACCGATAGAGCGGAGGGGAAGTTAAGATTAACATTAAAAAGGGATGATCGTGCACCACCCCCTGTTAGATTTGATTTGAATTCTGAGATTCCGAAAGCCATTCATTTATCTATTTCTATGATTAGTTTGATGACCATGTATCAAAGCACCATTCTACTGAATACTCTTCTATACCGTCAGTTTCCCACGAAAGAGCAATCTCCCCAAGATTTGTAGGCCAAATATTATTAATGGTGTAACTTTGACCATCTTCACCGTCTTTGTTTACCTGAGTGACGGTAGCTTGTCCCTCGAAATATGCTCCATCTACAGTTGCATAAGGACCATAATCCGTATTTCTTTCGCCGTCTAATTGACCAGAAATTGTTCTCATCCATTCCATGATCTTATTTCTCATAGAAAAGTCATCATCATTAATTATAGTAGTCGTCCAGTTATCAAAAGTTCTAAATCCAGCATATTTAATTGGTCTTCCAACATAGTTTACAGGAAGAGCAGCAATAGTTGAGCCTGGAATCTGTGCAGATTTAACTAGTATAGTTTCGTTGTTTTTAAAAGATAAAGACCCATCAATCGAATTATCTATTTTTACTTTAAATAAATTAGGTCTTGCGCCCCCGCCGTTTGAAGCAATGTTAGATTTAAATTGTGAAACTGCAAATGCCATATTTTTCCTTTTAAATTATTCTTGGTCGCCCAAGTCTGTGGAAGTAAGTTGAGCAGTTGTAGTGTAATAGTTATATTCCCAAGTAACATTAAATTCTTCCATTGCACCTGTTGTGTCATAACTTAACTCCATTGCATCAACAGCACTTGGCCAACAATCTTGAAAATTAAAGTCTATTGCTACACTACCATCTTTTGTATATTGTCTTATTATAATCGTAGTATACCAATCAGCCGGAACCACACTCCCCGCTAAATTGTTTTCGCTTCCGTTAATATACTCTGCCCATTTCTCCATCGCGATTCTTATTCCATAATCTTCTGGATTAATGAACGTGGTGGATAAAGTTCCAAACGTCATTTCGCCAGGGATTTTAACTGTTCGACCAAAGTATTGCTTTTCTATTGGTGTAATAGTTAAGCCAGGAATTGAAGTAGTAGTACATTGATACTGAGATTTCCGTAGTGCCTCCAACCCTTCAGGTCCAGACGGAGAGTATATTTGAACGTCAAATAAACTAGGTCTAGCGCCCCCTAATGAGAGCGCCGACTTAAAATCTGAAATTTTTCCTATTGCCATTTAATTTCTCCTAATCTTGTTGTAATTATTTATATCAAAAATATTAAACAGCACCAACGACTTCAGAGAATTCTACACCACTTCTAACAGCAACAAAGTTGAGTTGGATGAAGTTGATAGCACGTGAAGGTTTGATAAAAATGTCTCCTCTAAACGAATTAGAATCTACAACTTGAGCAGTATTGTTAGAAGCATCACACACGACTCTAAAGTCCTGTATTCCACCTCTACCTTGAATGTCTCTCAAGAAAGGTTCTACCATTGCAACAAACTGTGAACGTGTGAACTCATCGTTGAATTCAAACATCTGAAACTTAGCAGCATTTGAAATTGCTTTTTCCAGAAGAATGAATAATCGTCTTACGTTGATTCTATCAAACGCAGATGGTTTAGTTAATTGTGTCTTATCTCCAAAAAGGAGTGTTCCTTCGCCTGGAAATGAAACAACAGGATTGACTTGTGCTTGGTACAACTTATCACGTTCCGCTTTCTTAGGATTGTAAGGAAGTTTTACCACACCTTTAATCTGACCTCTGGTAAAACCAGCTGGGGAAAAGAAAGGATCACGAACTTGATCTGTTCTAGCACAAGTTCCAGCTGTATCACCATTCAATGGAACATATCTGAATTTATCAGCGTGTTTGTCAAACTGATACTTATATCCAGAATCCATAACAGCGTAAGAGGAATTCTTATTGACAGTATCCCTAAAATCAATTACGTTATCTGTAGCAGTTGAAGAATCTGTTACACCAACAACATCTGCTTTTTCTGGTGAAAAGAAAGCAACACAATCTTTTCTTGCATCAGCAATATTATCAATAACGTGTCTTATGACTGTTGAACTGTGATTACCACACAACACAAGTGAAAGATCCACATCTTCAGCAGATGCCATTAGGTCATATGCACGAATAATATCAGCACCTGA